ATCCGAAGACCTGCTGGAGAATCATCCATCCGATATCGAGGACAGCGAAGATTCCCTTGAAGGTGCTCTTCAGATTTTCAACATCTGCGCCTCCCATTTTGATAGACGCAAAGAAGTCTCGAATGGCGATGGTGATGTTGTAGAGTTGTTCACCGGTTGTCGGAGGGAAGATCTCTCGGAATGCCTCCTGGACAGGCTTGAATATCGACATTAACGCCTCGAACGCGTTCTTTACCGCGTCGATGAGCGCTGTGCGACCACCAAGATCCTTCCAGTCCTGCATCATCTTGTTGCGAGCGTTCGCGGATTCCGAAATCATCCCACCAAGGACATTATTGACGTCCGTGAAGAGCGACTTGGCTTCCTCAAAGTCACCAAAGATGATCTCCCAGGTCTGTGCCCAGCCAGATTGCGCAGATTCCTGCAGCGTTCCGATGAGCTGAGACATAGTCTTGACCTTGGTTGCGGCATCGGAGGCGGTCTTTGCCATCTCCATGATGCCGGCGATCTGGTCCTGGGTATAACCCATGCTCTGCAACTGGGCTTCACTGAGATCGCCGGTGAACTTCATAAGCGTCTCGGTCAGGATGTCCGAGGTGAGCCAGCCCTCCTGGAGGGAGTCCCGGAAGCTGCCCGCGTCGGACACAATCTGGTCGACAGCAACGCCGTGGACTCGAGCAGTCTCCATGATGGCATCCTGGAAGACCTTACCGCCCATTCCAGCATTGACCACCGAGTTCCAGTCCATAAGACTGACCTTACCCGTGGCAAGTGCCTGAGAAAGCTGGTACATCGCAGTCGATGCCTGCTGAGAGTTCGAACCGGACAGGGCTGCGAGGTTAGCGATACCCTTGATCGCGTTTGCCGAGGTCTCAAGACCAACGCCGGCAGCCGTGAAGGTACCGATGTTCCGAGTCATCTCGGCAAAGTTGTAGATCGTCTGGTCAGAATATGTGTTCAGATCCTGAAGGACTTTGTTTACCTGGTCGAGACTTGTTCCCTCGTGAGAGGTATTTGCCAGGATGGTCTGAATAGACCCAAGCTTGGTCTCGTATTCGGTAAGACCGGCCTTTACCGGGTCTACAGTCAGAGATCGAACGATGTTTACGCCGGCATCTACCGCACGGCTAGCGATGTTTGCCAGAGCGGTGATACCGACAATGGCCATAGCAGAGAACTTAGACGAGATATTCTCGACCCCGGCGGCGATGTTTGCGAGGGAGAAGTTCTTGCCTGCATCGTTGAGGCCTTCAAGTCCCTTCTTCGCCGCATCAAGGTTGAGGCCCTTCTTAAGATCGTCCAGTGACTTCAACGACGTCTTCACGCCACTCTCGAACTGCGAGTTGTTGAACTTCATCTGGACGATTCGCTCGTCAATTGTGCTCATGCAGAAGTCACCGCCTTCCATACGTTCTCTGCGATTTTGTCAAAAATAGGCTTTAGAGCGGGATTGATGTAATCCCGACCCTGGACGTATCCACCTGTACCGGTTCCGTGTCCGTATTGCAAGAGAATGGCAATAGGCACTCCAGATACGATGTTTGAGTTGGTCCAAGTGATTGACCACGACCCCCTGGAATTCGTAATTTCGTAATCCCAGGAGGCCGCGGTCAGAGAGGAGTCAACAGGCGTTGCCGAGGCAAGCGCATTCACACCCTCGCGAGCGAAAGGTTCCAATTTCTTGAAGATTTCGTTTTTAGACATCTTCTTCAAGAAGTTTTCCATGTTGTCGAACGATCCACTCGACGAGAACGTGATCATGTTAACTCCAAATTATACCCAACCAGATCCGTTGAAGATCTTCTTACTTGAATATGAAACCCAGGCAGAACCTGTCCAGACAACACCCTTTTTCTGGGCCTCTGGATTACCGTAAACAGTGGTTACATTCGATACCACACCAGAAACTGGATGGGACTTTGGCTCGTTCTGCGTTACGCTTCCCGAAACCGTGGTGGTGTTCACAACCGTGCCCGAAACCTGATGAGACTTCGGACTGTTCTTCGTGACGTTGCCTGAAACCGTGGTGACGTTACTCACCGTACCCGACAACTGATGAGTCGGAGCTGGCTCGATGATCTCTCGAATATACTCCGCGACCTGCAATCCGTAGATTCGTTGTCCCTCTTGCGAGAGATGCATGTTGTCACTGGACACATGTGTGTTGAAATCGATCGGTGTAAGGCCGGTCTCATCGAGAGCACCCGTCGGATCGTAAAGATTACCGTCGGGGTCGATGTACCAAGCACCCTTTGCTGCCGCTGCGGTTTTCATCCTCGTATTCATTGAGGATGTATCGATGCTGGCAGGCAAACCGAAGATTGCTACGGGCATGCTCTGTCCATAGTTGTTGATGATCGTGAGCATTGACTCAGCAGCGAGCTGTACGCTACTTCCTGCTTGATCCAGATCGTTACCGATTGTACCAATCAACAAGAAGTCCGGGTGGAACGACATTGCGTCGCCGATCCGGCTGAGATTCGACATCGGAAGGGTATCACCATTCTTGATGACGCCCGATCCCGCAGACCCAAGGTTAACTACGTTGTCAAAGCCCAATTCCTGACCAATATAGTGAGGATAGGCGCTGACATTGGTGTACGTAGCGTAGGCCTTGCTTCCGTCAATCGACGTGAGCGTTGGGTTGCGGTCACCAGTACCATGATACATACCGCCGGCCTGCGATTCACCCATAACGACAAGCGTCTTCTGGATAGGCGAGCCAGCGAGAACCGTGGCACCCGAGTTAACTCGAATTCCAGCAATCTCGGCGTTACATTCGAACTGAAGTTCGCGCATAACGGCCGTCGGGAAGGTGAACATGATGTAGATAACTTGACCAGCAGCAAACTCCGGCGGCTCCGTAGTCATCCCCCACCAAGGAGAAGCATTCAGGAGATATCCACCGAGGAGTTTAGTCCACTTACCGTTAACCTTGAGTCGGATATTCTGCCATAGCGAGTTGTTACCCGCATCTGGAAGGTCCGGTCTAGTCCGGAAAGCTACCTCGACTTGAGTAGCATCGGTTTGATGCCGCTCACCCCAAGAAGGGACCATTCGAGGGTTGGTGGACGTGCCTGCCCCAGAGATATCCGAAGCATACGGAGCCCTATAGAAACCGTCCGAGGAAAGTTCAATAGGTTTCTCGCCCGAGGCGAAGCCGACCTTTACCAGACGAGAATCCGTGATCGGGATCAGGCTAGTAGCAAGTAGTGGTGTCGAACTAAGCGAAACCGCAGGAGGCGTTTCAAGTGTCCAGGGGTCGTCATCCACATGGTTGACCGTGACGTTGCCAGATACGGATGTATTGTTTGTGACCGTACCAGAAACAGCATGGCTTGCCGGGGGGTTCTTAGTTACGTTACCGTAAACCGAGGAGTTGGTGACTACCGTACCAGAAACCGAGTGATCTTCTGGCGCATCAACAGTAACATTACCGTAAATAGTAGTTGTGTTGACAACGGTCCCCGACACCAAATGAGATACCGGAGCATTCTTTGTGACGTCACCATACACGGTAGTGGTGTTTTCGACCGTTCCAGAAACCTGGTGGGTCGGAGCGGCAGCTGGTTCCGGAATCTTCAATGAGAATGCTCGAGAAGTGCTGTTCGAGCCCGAGAAGTCGAGACGAACATTACCTCCACCGATCGCAGACACCTTGCTTGTTACGGCAAACTGTCGGAAGCCGGCGAAATCACCCCACGCGTGAATATTCGATACGTGAGTGATCGAACCGTTCGTCAGAAGCGGGGTTCCAGCGAGAGATCGAGCAGCCCAAACGATTCCGGTGGTGTACCAAAAACCGGTCGAGGTCGACACAGGGAAATCGACATAAGACGAAGATGCGTTGTCTCGAGGAATGTATTCTGGAGCACCGTCTCCGGCGCCCGTCATAACCCCAATCCAAGCACCACCCGACCCCACACCACTAACGGTGATGGTTCCCGCAGCCTCGGCTACCGAAGCCTTCTTCCAAAGGTGATAAATTCCCGTACTGTTACCGACATCGGTCCACCCAGCAAGAGAATATCCCGGAGCACTGGGCGTGAGATTAGTTGGGCACAGAATTGTGAGGATTGCATAATCCCCAATATCCAGGGCAGGCTGCTCGACACTTCCCGTTGATCCGGAGAGAGTCGAGATCGCGCTAATTGATTTAAAATCGGGCATTTAACCCTCCTCTCGGATATGTTTCATAAGAGGGAGGAAAATATAACGCATACCCCCTCCCCCTCATGGGATTGTTAGCCGAGATTGATGTCGAGCTCGCCGATAGCCCAGGTGACCGTCTCGCCAACGGCAAGAGTGCGGGGGTTAGCGAGAGCCTCCCACTCCGTCTTCTGCGTACCACCACTAGCAGCTCCAAACACAGCGAAGTGCGTAAGTGCTGCAATAGCGGTAGCAGGAGCGGAGGTCAGAGAGGCGTTGTTCGACTTGGTGGAGGGGTTAGCCGCGGTTGCGGAAGCCCAACCCGTAGCGCCAATGGCCGTACGAGCGACCGCAGAGGTCTCCGAGGTACCATTGGTGGAATACGCGATGTAATCGGTCGCGCCGCTGATCGGAAATTCCTGGTTGAGAAGCGCCTGACGGCGAGCCTGAGTAAGAGGCATTTTTGACCTTTCTTTTACACCGTGATAGCGACGAATTCGTCGCCCGGGCGCATGTCTTCGATGTTTTCTTGCTGAACCAAGGGGCCACGGAAAGTGACAGGCCAAGGAACGTTCGGCCGGGGAGGCCATCCGCCTGCATAGGTCACGAGATTCGTCGAGCTCGTGTTGAACGCAACATACTTCTGCGCCATTTCGTCAGAGTCGGCAATCGCGTGACGAATTTCAGGAGGAAAGTTGTATTCTTCATCTACCGCCGGGTAGATATCATAAGGAGCGGCCATTCGCTATCCTTCCAGAGTGTAAAGGCCGGGCGTAGACGTTTCGACCAGTCGAGTCTCCGGGGGCGCTTCGTACAGACCAGGCTTCTCAGTCCAGTCGAGGTCGTTTCCACCAACAGAAAGCGTGGAAAGTCCAGTGAGAGCATTAGGTTCGATGACCAGGAGCTCCCACTCGTTGAACATGGCAACGATCTCGGCTGCAGGGGGGAGATATGGAGAAGTGTTGTCCGACCCATAGATCATATCTTCAATTGCTCGCATGAGACCATAAGAAGTCTTAGTCGAGTCAACAACAAGATGTGCTGTGGGTCGATAACCAGGAATTTGAGCCGGGACAGTCGAAATATCCCAACTAAACGTGGTTAGGTCTGGACTTTCACCAACCGATCGATAAGACTGATCTGATGGAGTAGCGAGAGCGTTAAAAACAAGGTGGATTTTATAGCCCTCTTCGAGGCCCTTAAGGTCGTTTCCGATCTTTGTTCTGTAGCTCAGGTCGAAAAATTTACGCGGTTGGCTGGTGATGAACAAACCATCGCCTTGTGCATGATTCCCATCCAGCTCTTCAAACTCGTCAGGATATGTGTATGCCTCGAGTGTAGCGCTGAAGTCGTCCAGCGTTTGCGAGGTGAAATACTTGACACCGTCTTGGTAGTAGGGAGTTGGAGCACTGGCGTTGCTCTTCTGATTCACTGCAATGAGACCATTCCAGGGAACCCCGGGGGAAGTTCGAGGGTAAAGAACGCCACGATCAACCCCAGCTTCGTAGTACCGCTCACCAGCGAGGCCCCAACTGAGTCGTGTCATGTTTGGCGTCGCCTTTCTTAGGGTTAACCTTTGGTATTGTACTTAGCCTTACGCTGAGCATTCAACTCTCGGTTTCGAGCGAGAATTTCAGATCGAGACATCTTCTTCTGTGGAGCGTTCTTCACATTACACACTCGAATTAGTGTGATGAGACGCTTAAGGTGCCAATGCTGACACTCGAAGGGGATGTTTAGAGCAATCATCCAGTAATAGATGAGCTCTGACGTGATAATTTCTCGACCACCAGGCTTGCTTTGGTCGGCAGCAAAGGTGGTAGCTGTCATCTTAGCGTCGATGTACGTATTGACTTGTTGGAAGTTTTCGTTAGACAGCTGACTGTAGACTTCTGGATCAACGTCTTCAGTGAGAGTCATACATCTGATGTAGTCGATCGTTTGCTCGGTGGTCTTTTCCGCCAATGCGAGGAAAGCTACTTCCCAAGTTGACTCCCATTTTGATAGGGAGACCAGGGAGTGTTCGAGCAGTAGGGACGTTGCAGGTTTCGTGATGAACCTATTAGTGTTCTCATCGAAAAGTTCAACGCCGGGAACTGTGAGCTTAAGCACTCCCTGGTCTCCTTCTCATTTGGTTTACGTGTAGTCGTAGAACCAGTCGTCATCCACCACGCTGGGGAACTTGTAGCCGGCCGCCGGGCGAGCCGTGACAATGGTGTCCTCGGTGATGGTGACCGTACCAGGAGCCTGAACCTCACCATCGATGAGATAGACCACGCCAGTGACGGTCGGAATGGTGATGACGTTACCGGTGTTGGCCGGCTTCGTCGGGGTGGCGAGCAGCGAGGTGCCCGTGAAGATGTCGATGACCTCTGCCGGGGTAGGCAGCTTCGGGTCGACACCAGCCGTACCGTACAGAATGTCCTCGAGCTCGGCCAGTGCGGTCGGGTTGACCTTGGTCGAGTCGATGGTGATCTGCGCGGTCGGCTTAAGACCAGGAACCGGCACCGGAGTGGTCGAGAGCTCCCAGCTGAAGGTGATCGCCTCGGGCGAGTCGTTGATGGTCGTGTAGGCCTTCTCAGACGGAGCCGCGAGAGCGCTGTAGACGAGGTGAAGCTTGTAGCCGGCATCCGCGTTGAGGTCGTTACCAACCTTGGTGCGGAACGAAAGGCCGAAGCTCTTCCGAGGCTGCTGACCGATAGCCACACCATCGATCGGAGAAGCGCTACCATCGCACTCAGCGAACTCGTCCGGGTAGGTGAACGCCTCCAGGGTGGCGGCGAACTCCTCGGCCGAGATCAGGTTGAGGTAAACGGTGTTGTCAGCGTACTGCTTGCTCGGCTCGGCACCCGAGGGGCTCTCGGTGACCGAGACAAGACCGTTCCAGGCATAGCCGTTGACATATGCGCCGGTGTTGTCCGGCTTGTAGAGAACGCCGCGGTCCACACCGGTTTCGTAAACCTTTTCACCGGTCTGATCCCACTGAAGTTCAGTCATTCTATTACCTTTCTAGTAGTAAAGACTGTAGATGTCGTGATGTAGATCGTCTTCTGCGAAATATCTAGAAAAAGTAGACATAGGAAGACGTGCAACCTTACCGGGGATCGGACTATCCGGATCTTGATCGATAATAGTTACCTGGTATCGTAGAGTTGTACGATACGGAGAATTGCCTGCGAACTGACTATCGGCATAATCACGAGAATACACGATAGCCGGATACTTCATCTTCACAGATTCCGGCGGCTGAAAATATACGTTGCGAGAACCTAGAATAGACTCGAGAAGCATTTGCAACTCAAGGCGTCGGTCCATTGTATACCTCCCCCAAAGTAAGGAGGAGACGGGGGCTCTTCACTTCGACCCTTGAAACGGTCCAAAGAGCCCCCATCCACCGGATGTAGCGAATGGCAAAGAAATGTTCGTAGGCATAAGGATCAGCTACGATACTGATTGAGTTATCGACGACAAGATTCTTGTTGGCACTCTCGCCGTCTTCGAGCCGTCTGGCGTTGCGGAGGACGTCACCACGATATTGGCGCTCCGTGATGACGTCCTTCCACACGCCTGGCTTAGTCTCAGTGGAGATACCGTAACCGATAGCACCGTAAAACTTTGCCATTTTGATAGTTTCCTATCGAGCTACTGGGTTCAGAAGATGAAGGTCCAGTCGGCGTCGATGTTGTGCGGGAACGAGTAGGTTGCCGCGGGGCGAGCCTCGACCTCGGTGGTCTCGGTGATAGTGATGTTGCCGGCCGTCTTGTCCACGCCATCGATCGAGTAGATCACACCGGTGACCGACGGGATCGTGAGGACGTGAGTGGTCGGGTTGTACTGCGGCTGAGTCGGGGTGACCGTGGTGCCAGCAGCGCGACGGATGACCAGAGCCGACTTGGGCTTGGTCAGCGCGCCCGAAGCACGGGTCTCGATCAGGTACTTGTACTGGTTGTAGTCGATGTCGAAGTCGTCGAACATGGCGATGTTACCGCCCTTGTCCGCACCGATCGTGTAGTCGGTCAGGTTGACGACGATACCGAGAATGTCCGGGGTGGACTCCATGACCTCAACCACGACGATCTTCTTCACGCGAAGCGCAGCAGCGAGCTGCTCGATGCTGTCGTAGATGCGACGGTTCATCTTGTCCTTGCGGAGCAGGAGGTCCGTCAGGATCTCGTCGGTGGTGAACAGCGTCGGCTGACCAGTACCCTTGTAGTAGGTACGAGCACGGAGGATGCCCTCCTCGAGGTCCTCGGGCGAGGCGGTCGAGGCGAGGTTCACCTTGTGGGCGTACATGTCGACGTCGAACGCGATCGGGCGGAGGTGGTCCTCGTCGATCTTGTCCTCGTCGTCGGGCTCGCGGCCGTCACCGATCAGGATGGCGCGCGCAAGCTCCTCGTCCAGCATGAGACGCATCTCAGCCTTGAGCCACGCAACGATGTCGAGGTCGGTGATGTCGACGATGTCGTCACGGTCCAGCTTCTGCTTCTTGTAGACCGTGGTGGGAGTGGTGACTCGCTTGAGGAGCTTGATGATCTCCTCCTTCTTCAGGTTACCCTTGACGTAACCCTTGGCTCGAGCCTCGTCCGCGGTGATGTCCGCAACGATCGACTTGATCCGCGAGAACGGCGAGTGCTTGGTGCCGTCGATGACCTCGGAAACCCACTCGGTGCGACGAGCGAGCAGCTCCGGGTTGTTGGAGAGAGTGCGAGCATCCGGGAAAAGGATGTCGATGTCCTCGCCGAAGCCATACTCGTCAGCGTGCTTGAGGAACGAGTCCTTCAGCGAGCCGAGCTGGATAGCGTCGGTGACGATCGTCTTGATCTGCGAGTGGGAAAGGACGGGACGCTCCTTGTCCTTGGTCGCAGTCGAGCTAGCCTGCTCGAAAACGTTGCGCATGTGGGTGATACCTTCCTCGATCTTGCTGTCGATGTGTGCGAGAAACTCGCTGTTGTCGGTGTGCTGGACGTCGTCGTTCTTGTCGTCGTCCTTGTCTTCGGCTTCGGCGGAGTCGATCGCATCTCCAACGAGAACGTAGACTGCCTCCTTCTGCTCGTCGGTCATCTCGTCAAAGATCTCCTTGACGGTGCGCTCTTCAGTGTCCGTGAGCACTTGTTCCTCCTGATTATCAGATGAGTGCTGGAGCTCAAGACTGAGTCCAGTGTAAATGATTGCTTCCTCGTCCGCGTTGCTGTCGCTGTGAGCGAGACTCACGGTGTCGATGAAAGCGCCAGGGTTTGCACCCTGAAGGCAAAGACTGAGTTCAACGAGATCTCCCTGAACGACGTTCTTTCCCTGATGCTTGAGATGGTTCGCATAGATAGACAATCCTTCGACGTCACCATGCTGAACCATGATCTTGGCCATCTTCCCCGAATCACTATCGTTGAAGAATCCATAAGCATAGGTACCATCCGGACGATCTTCCAGAATCGCGTGACCTAGAACATTGATCGGATCGCCATGCTGGTGCTGCCAAACAAGCGGAATCCTCTTTTTGTCATGGTGCTTGAAGGCACCCGGCATGATGGTTCGACCATCACTGCAAAGAAGACCAGCCTTAGTGGCATAACCACCAAAATCTGCTTCCATTTTGAAGTTTTACTCCTTCCTTTCTATTGTTCGAGTGCCAAGCGACTAGGAACCGCAGTCATGTGACCCTGATCGATAGGCTTTTCTGCCGCCGGAAGGTTCTTGTTCAAGAGCTTGTCCGCATTTGGATCGTCGGACGGCTTCATCCCAATCACCGAACGGAATTCATTCGACGACATGATCTCGTTTCGAGTGAACTTATCCGCAATCTCAGCCATGCTGGAAAGGGGAACGTTCTTAAACGGATCACGGAAGTATTCGATGGACTGATGTTGTGTGCGAGCCGTCTTTGTGAGGAAGGCCCACTTGAGAGCTTCGGTTACGGCGGCGAGAATGGGTTCTACCGTGCGGTTGTGGTAGTTAAGCATCTCCTGCTCACTCGCAGAACCATTGAACACCGCCTCCGTCACTCCCAGCTGGTTGTGGAGCATGTTCGTCAGGTACTCTACCTGCTTCATCATGTTGTTCTCCGCCGGGCGGTTAAGCTGCGTGATCTTCTCGGTACTGTCCGTGTAGGCAATGCCGTACTGTGAACCCTTGAGCTGCATCTCGATGTTCTCGCGACGCTGGTTCGCCTGCTGTTGGCGTTGTTCAGACTTGATCACGTAAGGAAGCTGGATTATGAGGTCCAACTTTCCAGAACTCGACTGCTCATCGACTGCGTCCAAAAGATTAAGCTTTCGAATGAGTCGCTGATAGGTAGAGTTTGGTTCGTTCATGATCGCAGCGAGAGGATTCTCAACAATCGCAACTGATTCCTTGGGTAGGGTGATCTCTCGATGCTGTGCAGTCCTGTCATCGTAAAGACGAACTCGAACGTGACGAGCATACCAAGAGACTACCTTGCCGACTCGAAGCGTCGCGATGTCAAAACCGCCAGTCTGAATAGACGTATCCGTGTCTACTGGTACAATCGCAGCGACACCATCACCATCAAACATAGTCATGATGATGTCCTGACGAAAAGCTCGAGCTCCCTGATCAATGTTGGCTCGAAGAGTCAAACAATTGTTGAGTCCGCTGTTGATCGTCTCGACGTATCGGTCGTTCTCATCTAGACGAACGTGCTTGATCGGGGTGGCCGCGACATCCATTGCGATTCGCGTATAGATTGACGCTAGAATCGATCGCTCGTTGGCGACAAATCGTCGAACCTTGTCTGGACGGCTACTTCCCCAGTTACCGAATCCAAAACTAGAACCCTTAGGCGTCTCTTCTTCGTTGTTGAGGAACGCATTCCATGCATGTGAAAGTCTATCTCTAAGGATACCCATTACTCACCTCCTTTCTGTACTCGCATTTTGATTGTTACCGGAAAGACTTGAGCGAGGTTCCCACGGTTCCGGCAATCGTGAGACCGATTCCAGTAAGAAGTAGCGCGTTGACCGCTTTCTCGCCTGAGGTGAGCTTAGCTGCGATCTTCGCATCTTCGCCACTGACGTACTCATCCTTAAGCTTGTCCATTTGTCGGGCAACAGACTCCTTACCCTTCTTGGACACCATGAGAGCATGCTTTGCCGCCAAGGAATCGTATGCCTGGCTTCGACCGTACTGTCGTTCTCGAGCGTCGACGATTGACTGGTTTCGGGCAACTCGAGCAGTCTTACGTTTACCCCACTTCATACCCTTAACGCCGTGATGCGCAAGGACATCTTCAACTTCCATTACTCAAAGGCCTCCTTATGAGCCTTGTAGGCAACGTAGGCATCCATCATGGCAGCCACGTTGTCGATCTTTTGGTCTTGACGCTTCTTAAGAAGCTTACGGTTACCGTTGGTGTCCTCTAGGGCGATGGAGTTACCCATAGCGAAGGACATAAGCTCCTCATCGAAGATAAGCATTCGCTCTTCACTCAGAGTGCGCAATTCACCAAGAGGAACCGACTCAGTTCGTGCTCCCTGGATAACTTTCTCGATCGCGTAAGGTCCATTCTCCTGTTCCCAGCGAGTAACAAACTCTTTTGCGTTGTATGGGTCAAATCCAAAAGCCCGGACGTCGTAACGATTCAGCTCAATGTGTTGATCCAGATCGTCGTATACTTCCATCATGTCCAGAACTTGACCCTCGAGGACGTGAAGACTTCCTTCTTTGATAAACTCTTCGTACTTCATCCGCATAGCAGCTGGAAGTTTGAACTGTGTCAGAGAAGTGATGTAACTTCTGGTTTTCACACCAAAAGAACCGTCGGAAAGTGGGAAAAGAAAAGTGAATGCACAGAAGTCATCACCCTGGGAAAGGTCGGCGCCAAGTGCACAAACCATACCGTGGAAAGATCGCTTACGCTGATGAGGAAGTGTTGCTTCGTACGTAAAGAAGTACGTGTAACCTTCCATAGGGATTCCAAAGCGCTTGGCCAGGATGTCATTACGCGAAGCAGGTGCCTTTTCGGCCCTCTCCACGTCTTGGTGGTACGTATCGTAAGTTACAGTCTTTCCGAGGTTGGGCTGAGCCTTAGGCCACATCTCAGGCATGCCAACTTCTTCGATCTCGTCCAGCTTGTAATACCAGATCGAGATGTGCGGAGCAACATAGTCGCCCTTGAGAATGTCCATTAGTTCCATTTTGATAGTGTCACCACTACCATTACGGACCGTACCCTCAGAACTGATCGCTACAATCAGATAGTCGTCGAGCTTGGATGCTCCCTGTTCGATAGCACCGACAACGTCCTCTCGAATGTCGCCGGAGAGCCACTCGTCAACTGTGGAGATCTTTGGTCGGAGACCCTGAAGCTTCGCGATGGCCATGGGTCGGACTTCGAGAAGAGAGCCTGTGAGAAAGTTCTCAATACCCTTCTTCGTCGACACGAGCTTGGCTCGGTTGAATCGATTGCCGGTAGTATTCTGCAGGCTTCCTTCAGTGAGGAACTGAAAGAGAGGACCCCTAGCTCTGGTGATGGCGGTTCGGAAAGGCGACATGACCTCATCCGCCTGCTTCATCGTAGGAGCTGTTGTAATCTGATGGGTGGTGTCTGTATCGATATTAAGGAAGTAGCTTTGAATGCACTCAGCATACATAGACTTCGCGGCACCTCGAGCAACGATCAGGTATTGCTTTGTTACGAGCCGCTTCTTAATCGTCTTGTTGACGTAGCGACCGCCGTGATTGTCGGGGTCAGGCTCGTATACACTTCGATCGATGAAGTAGTACCAGCCGAAGACTTGTTCGCCCCACAACTTGAAGGTGTCAAGGAGATGTAGGTCTGTACCATCGGTCAGTGTGAGCTCATTCTCGCAGTACTTGATCCACCCCTCAACAGCCAAGTCGTCGTAATAGTACATCGGGTCAGCGATGAGTGAGTCGATGCGGTTCATCTCCATCGCAACTTCCCGATTGACCGGGATATCCCCTCGAAGAACTGCGTCTCGAAATAGACCGTAGTAATATGGTGTCGCCGTGTTCGACAAACTCATCGCTGACCCTCCTTTCTATTTTTCAAGCGACCTTAGCCTGCTCTAGAGCCGATTTAACGGCCTTAATGGCAGCTTTTCCGGCCGGTCCGTTGACCAGCGCATACACGCTAGCTGCAGCTGTTGCAGTAGCCATGATGGATTTCACGGCATTTCGTCCCTTAGTTACCTTGGATGGGTTAGCCTTCTTATACTTCTGTTCGAGGTCGATTCGGGCTGTGATCCTCCGCAACTCCTCGTTGGAGAGCTCGGAAACAGGCTTTTTCCGGATCTTCTGAACGTTTTTATGGTCCTGGCTTCCACGTGCAGCCTTGGGTGTGGATGTGAGTCGGCCTGATTTGCGCTTACCCCACTTCATCCCAGGAACTCCGTAGTGTGCCAAAACGTCGTCTACTTCGATGGGTGTCTCACCCCCTCCATCTGCACATTGAGACGCCATTCTTGCTCCTGAGCCATTTTCTCGAGAGATTCGAGCAAAAAGGAAGTCTGTGGAGGGTCAAAAAGCAAACGAACACGGATATACATAAGGCTTTTTACCGCGTTGATATTCTTCTGCGTTCCGATGAATTCGGCCCAGGTGGGTTCGGAATCTGAAATAAAAAAGCTATCTTCAGGTCCTACGCCAAGCTGCTGGAGCGTGTTAAATACACTATTTATGTGCATAATAATGTCGGAATCGAAAGCGTCATAGTCAGCTTCAAGACCCAAGGCCTTTTTGGTCGTTTCCAAAATACTATCTGTTGGCAATTTTGTACACCTCCTTATTTACTGGTTATACCCCTGCAAATGCCATCAAGACATAGAGCACAAAGACAGCAAACATATATGCCAAGCTGAAAATGAACTCAAACAGGAATGTGAAGAAGTAAACCGTGAGAAAAAGAAAGAGTGCGGCCAGCACCGGGATAACCAGCACTGGCCGCATGATCTTTTCCATTAGGGACGCTCGAGACCCAGCGCGAAGCAAGCCCAGGAGAGACCCTCGGGACGGCCGTCACGAACGCCACTGCTCTGCAGGTAGTCGCCGAACTTGATCGCGTAGTCCTGGATGCCGTAGCAGCCACCACGCTCGATCTTACCGTCCTCCTGACCCTTGAAGACTCCAGAGAAGTTCAGGGTCTTCTGCACGGCCTTGTCGAAAACCTCACGAGGATCACCATCGTTGTTGTAGTCGGCAGGGAGACGACCCTTACCGATCAGAGCACGAGCAACACGCTTAGCGAGCTCACCCTGAGGTCGGCGATAGGCCCAGTCAGCGCCGGAACGAACGACGGGACCTACCACAGGTGCCGAACCGCCACCAGCCGGAGCCGACGGGTTCGAGTTGAAGTAGTTCCAGAGGTTCACACGACGACCACCCTTGTCATAGGCGTGCATGTGAAGGTGAGGGTCAACGCCCCGGTCGCTTCCGAAAGCACTAGCCCCCGAAACACCGATGTTGCCGCCGATGCTTACCTGTCCCGAAGCCACACTCTGCAGGTGGAGGAACTGGATATAAGCGATAGACGGGTGATCGATGTAGAGAGTCGCCATACGACCGCCAGAACCGTCATTGCTGTGGTCCGCGACGATACGACCTGCTGCCGGAGACTCGATCGAGGTTCCGAACGGATATGCGAGGTCGACGCCACCAAGGCTGCCACGCTGAAGGTGGTGCTGCCAGCTGACGTTGGGGTCCCGGGCGTCATCAAGGATGACGGGATGCTCGAAGTTGTTGATGATGTCAGTCATTTTTCTCCTTTTCTACCAAAGCCTGGTATCCCCAGGCCGTCTTTCGACGAGAGGCTGCTCTAGCAGCGACTTGTCGCCGTAATGGATTGCGTTATGAGTCCTGTGGGTTGTGGTGATTAGGAATTCAGGATTTAGAATATCCTCGTTACCATTTTCGATGTCTTCGGGACTCATCGGGTTCATATGATGGATGACGATCTTATTGTGGATCTCATGACCCTCAAACGCAAGGTCTAGACCGTTATCTCTAGCGATAATCTCGTGTCTGAGATTGCGCCACTGAGTCGAAGTGTAGAATTGCTGGTTCATCCATCTCTCGTATCCGAAAGTCGAATTACCAACACCACCTCGCAGCTGAAGATATTCGAACCTCTCTTCAAACGTCCTCAAACGACGAAGTTCGCTGAAAGTTCTAATTCTCATCTTCAGGCTCTACCTCTTGGCCGGCATATCCGCGGAAAGCATTAAGTGCCTTCTTGTACAGATCCTCACTACCCTTTGCCGAAGACATAGATTCGATCTTAGCATCGTCGAGCTGGATACCCTTTCGGAGTTTCTCCCTCTCAAGAGACTCTCGGACACTTCCCAGTTTCAGATAATGTGTAATCACCTGTGCTGAAGCCGTTCCGTCGGCTAGTTGTTTCTCAGCAAGATCGACTGCAAGCGCAATCATCTGATTCTCTCGAGCCTCAGGAGTTGTAGCCGGGCGGCGTGGTCTACTGGACTCGGAGGAGGATCGACGAGTTGCCGCCATAGGCTAATTCACCTCCGAAAAATAAAAGTACGTGTATGAGTCCACCTGAGTGGGCACTAAACCTCGACGCCTCACCCGAAAAGGCGCTCTTGAAAGGAGAAAGGGCTGATGACACCCGTTGTTTTTTGAGGTTTAGTGCCCATTCAGATGGACCCGGCTATAGTTACCTAGACTTTCACCAGGGTTTAAGTGGGATTGTTTTTAGGAAAATTCCCCCCGGGGCTTTTTTTG